GTGGATTAGATTATTCAACTTTTAGTATTTTTGACACATCTGTACAACCTTTTAGGCAGGTAGCAACATTTAGAGACAATATGATCTCACCTTTACTGTATCCAGATTTTATAAATAAGTATTGTAGACCATACAATGAAGCATTGGTTATTATAGAGAACAACGCTGAGGGTGCTATGGTTGCAACACAATTACATTATGAGATTGAATATCCAAATGTCTTTGTTCAAGGACAACTGAAAGCAGAAGATATTGGTATCACAATGACCAAAAAAATAAAAAGAATTGGTTGTTCGACACTAAAAGAGCTTACAGAAGAGAATAGACTAGAATTAGTAGATAGAGAAACTATCACAGAATTTATGACATTTGTTTCAAAAGGAACATCTTATGAAGCAGACAGAGGATTTTTTGATGATTGTGTAATGAATTGTGTATTGTTTTCTTGGTTTTTAACCACTGATTATTTTACACATTTGACAGATAAACAAGTAAAAGATTTGTTGTATTCAGAACAACAAAGACTTATAGAAGAAGACCTAATGCCACCAGGATTTTTTGATGGTTCAATGGAAAACCAATCATTTACAGATTCTATGGGCGATAGATGGTTTTTAGAAGATAAATAGTTGTTGTTGAATTTAGTAAGGGTATAAATAAAACAGTAAAACAAACTTTTTACATTAACAGGAGAAAAGTATGGCATTTCAAGTATCACCAGGAGTCCAAGTCAATGAAATAGACTTGACAAATGTTGTGCCTGCAGTATCAAGCACAACTGGTGCTTTCGCAGGTACTTTCAAATGGGGCCCTGTTGATGAAGTAATTACAGTTTCAGACAGTAAAGGTTTAGTAGATGAGTTCTTTTCACCTGCAAACACAGATGTCGGAGCTGAAGACTTTTATTCAGCAGAAGCATTCTTGAAATATGGCTCATCTTTAAGAGCAGTTAGAATCAACTCAACTGGTTTGTATAGTGCAAATCAAAGTGGTGCTTCAACTTCTTTATTAAAGAATAGGTCAGAATATGAATCAACCTTCTCAGATGGTAGCCAATCTGCCACAGTAGGTAAGTTCGTAGCAAGATATGCAGGATCCCTTGGAAACTCACTAAAGGTATCAGTATGTGCTTCTTCCGACGCTTATTTCAATGACTCAGTGACCGCAGTAAATAATACTTCTAACGAACTTGCAGGACAAACATCTATTACAGTAGATGATTCCTCAGTATTTACAGTTAGAGACATCATCAAGTTTGCAGGACATGATACAAAATATCGTGTTACTGCTATAACAGATGGTACAAATATTGTGATCGAGGCATTGAATCAACCAGCAGGAACAGGTCTTACAACTACAGTAAACGATGACACAGCTATCGATAGATATTGGGAGCATTATGCTCTGTTCGATAAAGCACCTGGCACTTCAGCATCAGCAACAGCTGCTGGTGGTAGTGCAGATGAAATTCACATCGTAGTAGTTGATGAAGATGGAGCAATCTCAGGTACAACAAATACAGTTTTAGAAACATTCGCTTTTGTTTCATTAGCTTCAGACGCTAAAGATTCAACAGGTCAATCAAACTACTATAAGAAAGTTTTAGAAAGAGATTCTAAATGGATTTGGTGGTCAGGACATTCAACTTCAATGTTGACAACTGCTGCCGAAAACAGAACACATGCTGATTCAGTAACAACTGCATTCAGCAGACCAACAGCACCTGAAGTATCATCACTAAGTGGTGGTGCAGACGGCAGATCCCCAACTGCTGGAGAAAAATATGGTGCATGGTCAACACATTTTGCAGATGCTGAGACATTTGATATTTCCTTCTTGATCGTTGGTTCAACAAGAACAGACAACGGATCAGGAACAGATCAAGATGTCGTAGCAGATCATAACACAATAGTAAATCAGGCTATCACACTTGCAGAAGCAAGAAAAGATTGCATGGTGGTTGCATCACCTAGAAGATCATCTATAGTCAATGTATCATCTGAAGCTACTCAGCTTTCAAATGTATTAGCAGACTTTAGTTCAGTGTCTTCAAGTTCATATGCAGTGTTAGACTCAGGCTGGGTCTATCAGTACGATAGATTCAACGATAGATATGTTTGGATACCAGGTAATGCTCACACAGCAGGTATCATGGCAAGATCAGACTTACTAAGAGACCCATGGTTCTCACCTGCAGGTTTCTCAAGAGGTCAATATCTTGGAATATCCAAACTTGCTTTCAATCCTAAACAAGCTTCAAGAGATGACTTGTACAGAGCAAGAGTCAACCCAATAGTAACATTTCCTGGTCAAGGAACAGTTCTATTCGGTGACAAAACAGCACTAACATCACCATCTGCTTTTGACAGAATCAATGTCAGAAGACTGTTCATCGTATTAGAGAAAGCAATTGCAACAGCTGCTAAAGCACAACTCTTTGAATTCAATGATGCATTCACAAGAGCACAATTTAGAGCTTCTGTTGAACCTTTCCTTAGAGATGTGAAGAACAGAAGAGGTGTTGTAGACTACTCAGTATTGTGTGATGAAACAAACAACACAGACACAGTTATCGATAGAAACGAATTTGTTTGTTCAATCTTCATCAAACCGTCAAGAAGTATCAACTTCATAACATTGAACTTTGTAGCTGCTAGAAGCGGTGTAGAGTTTGAAGAAATTTACAGTGCAGTATAATAGGAGTAAAGAATGGCAACAATAGATCAATTCAAAGCACAACTAATCGGAGGAGGCCCAAGAGCTAACCGATTCAAAGTATTCATTCCTAGATCAGGAAATAGAATAGAATTCTTGTGTAGAGCTGCTAATATACCTTCCGCAACTGTATCAAGTTTTGATGTAAAATGGTTAGGTACCACAATCAAAATGCCTGGAGACAGAACATTTGAAAACTGGAATGTAACTATCATCAATGATATTGAATTTTCTTCAAGAACTGCTTTAGAGCAATGGCAGAATGAAATTCACGGTTTAGCAGACGGTGTTGGTTCTACAGACTTAGACTTTATGGTCTCAAGAGCTTATGTAGAACAATTAGATAAATCAGATTCAGTTTTAGCACGATATGAGTTCTTCAATTTATGGCCTACTACAATTAGTAACATTGAATTGAATTACGAAACAACCGATGCGTTAGAAACTTTTACATGTGATTTTGCTTTCTCTCATTGGGAAAGAGTACTTTAATAGAGTGAAATATAACGCCCATTTGGTGTTATAAATAAAATTATGGAATTATTCGGGTTTGAAATCACTCGCAGAAAGAGCGAGTTAAGGTCATTAGAGGTCGCGAAAGCGCCCTCTTTTGTCCCACCAGTCGATGATGACGGAACTCCCGTCATACAGAGTCAGCCTGGCGGTTTTATTACTGGCGGTGCATATGGTTCTTACATCGATATGGAAGGTGGTATCAAGAATGAGAGTGAACTCATTAGAAGATACCGTGAAACCTCACTAATTCCAGAAGTAGATTCAGCGATAGAAGATATCGTAAATGAATGTATTACTTCTGATAGTTCAGATAGGATAGTTTCACTCGATCTAAGAGATGTGGATCTCAAAGATAGTATCAAAAGTAAGATACAAGAAGAGTTCTATCATATCCTAAATCTAATGAAGTTCAATCAGAACTCTCATGAATTATTCAGAAAATGGTACATAGACGGAAGAATCTACTTTCATAAGGTCGTTGATAGTAATAGACCTAAAGTAGGTATCGTTGATATTAGAAACATTGATCCTATAAAGATCAAAAAAGTTAGAAACATTGATAAGAAGAGAGATCCTAAAACCAATGTTGAAAGAATAAGTAAGGTAGAAGAATTCTACCTATTCAACGATAAAGGTTTTGACAAAAGTGGTTCTGGTGAAGGAAACACAGTCAAAATTGCACCAGAAGCTGTATCATATACAACATCTGGTTTATTAGACTACACAAAGAATGTTGTAGTTGGTTATCTTCATAAAGCATTGAAGACTGCTAATCAGTTATCAATGATAGAAGATGCACTTGTTATCTATAGAATATCAAGAGCACCTGAAAGAAGAATATTCTACATTGATGTCGGTAACTTACCGAAAGCAAAAGCAGAACAATATCTTTCAGATGTAATGAACAGGTATAGAAATAAACTTGTTTACAATGCACAGACAGGTGAGATCAAAGATGATCGTAAACATATGTCTATGCTAGAAGATTTTTGGTTACCACGAAGAGAAGGTGGTAGAGGTACAGAGATCACTACTTTGCCAGGTGGGCAAAACTTAGATGATATCGCTGATATAGAGTACTTCAAAAAGAAACTATATCATGCATTGAATGTACCATTCTCTAGAATGGAATCAGATAACGGATTCAATATGGGTCGAACATCTGAAATTACTAGAGACGAATTGAAGTTTAATAAATTTACAAATAGACTTCAGAAAAAATTTGCAAGAGTATTTATTGATATGTTAAGAACACAATTGATACTCAAAGAGATTCTAACTGCAAAAGACTTTGATAACATCAAGGACTTTTTACAGTTTGACTTTGCTACAGACAACCACTTTACAGAGTTGAAAGATGCAGAGATACTTAGAGAAAGAGTTGATACTCTAAACTCTATGGGAGATTTTGTTGGTAAGTACTACTCACATGAGTATATAAGAAAGTATGTGCTTAGACAAACAGAAGATGAAATAAGAATCATCGACGCTCAGATAGAAAAAGAAAAAGATTCTGGCGGAGATGAAAAAGAAGATGAATTTGGTGGATTTTAGGAGTAAACCATGAGTGATATAAGTAAACAAATAGTAGATCAAATTTCTAATAAGGAATTTTCAGATGCTAAAGATAGTGTCTTTCAAGGTCTACATAAAAAAGCAGCCGAAGCTGTAGACATGAAAAGAGTTGAAATGTCAACAGATTGGTTGAACAAAGAAAAGGAAACTGAAGAGTAATGAAAACTTTCCAACAAATGAGTAAGGAACTAGTAGAGGCAAAAATGAAATTGCCTTCTGGTCATAAAGAACTCAAAAGAGAACTTGTAAAGGTTGGAAGTAAAAAATACGAAATAGTTTTCTCTCAAAAAGGTAATAAAGTTCATGTGCATTTAGATGGCATGGATACTGGAGATACCTACAGAGATTTAAAAACTGCTGAAAAAGAAACAAGTAATATCAAAGCAGTATTAAAACAAATGGGAGAAGATTTCTCATTTGACGAATTCAAGGAGATTTTCAATGAAGCTAATATCTGAATTTAATGATCACGAAGTTTCTTCTGTTATAGTAGAAGAGAACACAAAGGGAGAAAAGGAATACTTTATTCAAGGAGTATTCATGCAATCCGAAATCAAAAATAGAAATGGTCGTGTCTATCCTAAAGACATCATGG